AGATAAAGAAAATTATAGAATGACAATGACAAAAGATATTCTCGACTGGTGTGAGAAATATCTTGAACCAAAAAACAAACACCTGGGCAACGTGCCTGTGTGTCCATATGCACGAACAGCACGTCTGCAAAACAAATACAGAATCCTAGAGGTACACAACTGGGACAGCTTCATTGAAACAATTGTTGAAGGCGTTGAGCTTGCAAAGTCTCCTGACATACAGATCGTAATCGTTGCTTGCAATGACATTCGCATGGAGCCTGAAGAACTGGCTGCAATCACACACGGCTACAACATTGTTTTTGTGCCACAAGATATCTATTTGATGTGCTTTCACCCAGAAGATGACGACGAGGACGAAGAGGTAGAGTTTCTGGACACAGGCGACTGGGGGCCAGAGAACGAGTTCATGATGGTGTTGATACAAAAGTTTGACGAGCTCGAAAAAGCTAGTGACAATTTACGTAAGACTGGCTATTATGAGCACTGGCCATCAGATTATTATGAGGGTACAGTTTTAAAACGACAAGGCTATAGGAGATATAGACATGGCAAAAAAATTTCCGGATCTAAATAAAGATGGAAAAATCACCAAAGCCGATATATTAATGGGCAGAGGTGTAATTAAAAAAAAGAAGAAAAAGAAAACTTCTAAGAAAAAGAAAAACACTAAAAGGAGGGTGTAACTATGCCAGGAATGAAGAAAAAAGTAAAAAACGGCATGATGGGCATGAAGCGTGGTGGTGCTGTTAAAAAAGGTAAGAAAAAAGCTAAAAAGAAAACGATGAAAAAAAGAACTAAAAAAGCTATGGGCGGCATGATGAATAACAAAAGAGTTATGAAACGTGGCGGCGGCATGATGAAAAACAAGGACATGATGTAATGTCCAAGCGTCCGGGTTTATATGCAAACATCGCAGCTAAGAAACGTAGAATCAAAGCTGGCTCGAAAGAGAAGATGAGAAAAAAAGGAGCCAAGGGCGCGCCAACTGCAGCGAACTTTAGAAGAGCTGCACAAACTGCGAGAAAAAATAAATGACGAAACTTTGTCCCAGAGGTAAGGCTGCAGCAAAACGAAAGTTTAAGGTTTATCCTTCAGCTTATGCTAATGCTTATGCCTCTAAGATCTGTGCAGGGAAAATAAAAGATCCCTCTGGGGTAAAACGAAAAGACTTTCGTGGCAGCAAAGCCAAAGGTGGTTTGGTTGAAGCCACTAAAAGATTAAAAGCGCAAGGCTTAAAAAATGGTGGACGTGTGAAGAAAAAATTTGTAGCACGCGGTTGCGGTGCCATCATGCCAGGCAGATCAAAAGTAACAAAGGTTGCTTAGATGTCTGGGCACAAAGGGCTAGACAAATGGTTCAAACAAGATTGGGTTGATATAGGCTCCAAGAAAAAAGGTGGGGGCTTTGCAAAGTGTGGGCGTTCGAAACAAAAGAAAGACGCTAAAAGAAAATATCCAAAATGTGTACCAAGAGCCAAAGCTAATCGCATGACAGAAAGTCAACGTCGATCGGCGGTATCTCGTAAGCGAGCGAAGGCACAAGGTGTAGGTGGTAAACCAACAAACGTTGCAACATTTAAGAAAAGAAAAAAGGCAGCTGATGGAGGGTACATGGGTAGTTTTATTGATGTGCAGATTCCAGAGGGCAAGGGCACATTTAGACGTATTGGTAATCCATCTGTTCGAAACTATTATAAATCACTTGGTATTATTTAATGACAATCAATAGATCTCAGACGCGAAAACAAATTTCTAAAGGTAAATCTAAAATTAAAAAAATTATTAAAGGTTTGTCCAAAGCATCAAAGACACATGCGGCACAAGCTAAAACTTTAAAGAGTGTTTTGAAAAATGGCAAAAGATCCAAAAGTCGGAACAGGTAAAAAACCGAAAGGCTCGGGAAGGAGACTATACACAGATGAAAATCCGAAGGACACTGTACGTATTAAGTTCGCGACTCCGCAAGACGCCCGGAAGACTGTGGCGAAGGTCAAAAAGGTATCTAAACCGTTTGCGCGCAAAATTCAAATCCTAACGGTCGGCGAACAACGGGCGAAGGTCATGGGCAAAACACAGGTTGCGAATATATTTAAAAAAGGTAAAGAAGCTATTAGGAAAAGTCATGGCAAGAAAAAGAGATAAACAACCACCGAAAACAAAAAAGTATTTTAGGCCGACTAAAAAGGGTGCTGGTATGACGAAGGCAGGCGTTGCTAAATATCGTCGTGATAATCCAGGCTCAAAGTTAAAAACAGCTGTTACGGGCAAGGTCAAACCTGGGAGCAAAGCTGCAAAGAGACGTAAATCATTCTGCGCACGTAGTGCAGGACAAATGAAAAAGTTTCCAAAAGCTGCTAAAGACCCTAATTCTAGACTGCGTCAGGCTCGTAAACGATGGAAGTGTTAGATGATCTCATGTGTAAACATTGCGAACACAGCTGTCACTGCGGTAACGGAGGCTCGTGCAAAATTGAGGATTGTGACTGCAATAACTGCGAACATAATGCTCTTGACGAGTTTTGGAGGAGACTAGATGCCACTAAACAAGAAGGGTAAGAAGATATTAAAATCCATGAAAAAAACTTATGGTAAAAAGAAAGGAAAAACTGTATTCTATGCTAGCATTAACAAGGGTAAGATTAAAGGCGTGAAAAAAGGTAAAGCAACATGACCGACACAAAAAACAAGCGAGAAATTGAAAAAAAAATGAGAGATAACTTTGATTCTCTCAAAAGAGATGAGTTTATGTCTTTGTCAGAATATTTAATGAGCCCCATAGCAGTTAGAGATTTACAGAAGAAAGCGTTCGGTGGTCGTATTGGTTTTCAAGACGGACGAAGAGTGCAACCAGTAGAAATACCTGGCCCTGCTCAAGAAATGGAAATGTTAATGAAACGACTAATGGAAGAAGGTGGATTGTCAAGAGAGGACGCAGAAAAAGAAGCAGAGAGATTATTGTTTGGACCATCTGCAATGAAACTAAAAGATTCTAAAAGAGGTCTTGGTTCAATGATGGCCATGGCAGATCCAGAGGATGTAAGAGATCCAAGTGACATGTTAACGGATGATGCAATGGACATGCTTCAAACTGATCCGTTCGAACTTCTTAAAGAGGCGATTGAAAAAGGCACGATAGCAGAACTGCCTGAATCTGACATTTATTCAATGTACGACGCAGCGGTAGAACGTGGAGCGTTTGACGGAACATTTGAGGAATTTAAAGCTATGCTTTCACAGTTACAACAACGACGAAGAAGACCTGAAGGCATAATGCAAACAATGGTGACATAGCATGGCTATTGACAGAGACATGCCACTCAAAGAACAAATGAAGTTCGACATCAGAGCGCAAGAAGTGGATATTATGGAAGGTGACCCGCAGCTTGATGCTGATGGTGGCGCAACAATAAACTTTGGTTCATCACAACCAATGATGGGCGGACATAATGAAAACTTAGCTGAAAACATGAATGAAGGTGATCTTGATGTTATTGCAAGAGAACTTTCTGATGCATACGAGGGCGACAAAGAGTCAAGAAGTGATTGGTCATCTACCTATGCAGAAGGTCTAGAACTATTAGGAATGCAGTACGAAGACCGAACCAATCCTTTTCCAGGTGCATCAGGTGTATCTCATCCGTTGCTCGCAGAATCAGTCACACAGTTTCAAGCACAATCTTACAAAGAATTATTTCCTGCAGGTGGCCCTGTAAAAACTCAAATAATGGGTGCGATTACTCCACAAGTTGAACAACAATCGCAACGCGTTAAAGAGTTCATGAATTATCAACTCACTCACATCATGGAAGAGTACGAACCCGAACTGGATCAGATGCTTTTTCATCTCCCCCTATCCGGTTCGGCGTTTCGTAAAATATATTTTGATAACACTTTAGGCAGACCAGTGTCTAAGTTTGTGTCGTCTGAAGATTTAGTGGTGCCTTACGAGGCTACGGATATGCATACATGTTCTAGAATTACACATGTTGTGAAGATGATGTCAAATGACTTGCGTAAGTTTCAAGTGTCAGGTTTCTATCGTGACATTCCTGTGGGTGAACCGTCTGAAGGTGACCCAAGCGAAGTGCAAGATAAAATTGACGAGCTGGACGGCAAACAAAAAACATACACCAAAGACGATGTGTACACACTACTTGAGATGCATGTGGATCTGGACTTGCCTGGATACGAGGATGCCAATGAGGCAGGCGAAGAAACTGGCATTCGTTTACCGTATATTGTAACTATAGAAGAAGGTTCTAATCAAATATTATCAATAAGAAGAAACTGGAATGAGACTGATCCACTTAAAATTAAAAAACAATATTTCGTTCATTACAAGTTTTTGCCAGGTCTTGGT